ATCCCTTGAGCATCCAAGCATATCAGCTCTAACTCTTTGCTTATAGCTACCATCTGTACCCATCTTCATTGTAATAGGGTTACCGTAGGTCATGCCACCATCACGGCTAATTGTAAGCGTTATCTCTGGGTCAGGATCGTCTACGTTACCTACACCCTTTTGGATATCCATTTCAAAGTAGTTTATTTGAATGTTTTTATTTTCTGCTGAGATGTGGGGTAGTATTAGGAGGCACTCTATATTATGCTCAATGTAAGCACCAGTGCTCTCATCTACACTCAAGAAAGTATTGGCACCCCTTTTCATGCTATATAGGGTCACTATAGAAGATCCTAAATATGCGTCTGATCTTGCTATTATATTATATCCAAACGCATATGACTTAATTGAACCGCAATATACTTGGCTTACACTAGCTTGGTCTCGTCTTAGACTCCACAAACCCGTATTTATACTATAGCATATAGTTGGCGTGTTATCATTCTCAAAGCATATGCAATAAAAATAGTCACCCTCTTCCTTTAATCCGTAACATCTAGCCTTACTAATATCTCTTAATGTGAATTGGTCATCCGTGTATTTTAGTAGATTATCTATTGCATCGTTTGATACTTTGACATATTGATAACCATTTAAAAAATATACAGACGCGTCACCATCGTAAGTAGAGCCAATAAAATAAACTTTATCATCTATTTTTGCGACCGATCTAGTTGATTTAGTGCCTATTTCCTGAGTTGCCCCGTTATTTCTATCAAAAGGGAAGTCTACATTACCGCTGTTATAATAGAATTCTATGGTTCTTTCGCCAAATATCGCTACTTCGTTACCTATGGCTTCGACTGCTACAACGTTATCTGGGTTTGACTCAACAGTACCAAAATCAAGAGCATTAACACAACTGGTAGGGTCTGTTGCGTTATTGTCAGACACGTAAAATCTGTTAGTACTCCTGTCTAACCATACAAAATAAGTATCCTTAAATGTTACATCTATAACATTTTCTGGAAAGTCGGCATCTGTAATTAAAGCGGAAGAGGATGTATTAAAATTGAAAAATATAGATTCCTCATTCCCGGTTACAACATTTAGAACCTCTCCATTGTCTGACATTTGCGCTTCATTAGATAAAGGAAGTGTTGTCGCTGTAAACCCACCTCTTAGAATAGGCGGAGCGGATTCAAATATTTCAAATAAATAGTATTCATCTACTTCATCTCTAACGAAAACAAAAAGCCTTTCCTTTTCTGAGTATTTATTAGGTGAAACAGTATACATCTCTAAAACTGAAGTTGATGACCCAACCAAAAAAGAGGAAAAAGGCTCATATCCGCTAACCCTCTTTAGCTTATAAGACCCTTTCCCGCCATTGTCACCCGTATTTATTTGAGTTAAATTTTCAATGGTTTTAGAATTGAATTGATTTGATGTGCTCTCACCGAGAGTTGATATTAACTCTACTTTAGGCATTAAATACCCCTGTTCATCCAAATGTAGTTACTCTCAGCAACTGTATTTGTGTTAGGGGTTAGGATCTTAGTTTCAGGCATCCATAGGCTAAAGTTTATAGACTCAATGTTGCCCTCAATCTCTTTATATACTTTATATACGGCTGGTGGTATCTGTTTGCCACGATGTGAACAAAGCTCTGTAGCTAATTGATAGGTTAATAGTCTCTCATAGCCCTGTGGTACACTTAAAGTATCTGTACCATCAGCATAAGGAGCAAATCCAAAGTATACGTCAAAGTGTATTGTATAGCCATTAATAGGAGTAGGATAAAAGCTTATCTCTCCCAGTGGCGATTTAGGATTATACCACATATAATAAGGGTAGCTTGAGTTTACAACTTGGCTCGCCATTTGATGGAAGGTTTGGTAATCTAATATACTTATTCTGTGCTTTACACCACTACTATCTATTACATAAGCGTATTCAATCTTAACAGGTCGCTCAGTGTCAAAGTCTCCACCTACACCAATAGTATAAACGTCCTGATCTGCAACAAGTGGGAAGTCTAACTCATTAACAGCGTAACCATGTGTCTTATCAACATTCCATCCATCTAAAATAGAGTTGATTCTTCTTAAACCAATAGCACCCCATTCAGTGGTTAGATCTTCATGTGGTGATTTCATCCCTGTTATTTCTAGGGCATCAGTGATTACGTCATTAATAGTAGACATTATTTGCTCGCTTTATCCGCTTCTATTTCAGCCTTGGTACGTCTTTTACGCTTTGGCTTTTCTTCTTTAGGCTCTTCTTCTTTAGCCTTTACAAAATCTTTAGCTTCTTGAATCATGTTTCTAATGACATGAAAAGGTACGCTTTTAAACTTTAATAAATCATCGGGCCTATCATTACAGTGGTCTTTAAGTTGATCTATTTGATCGCCTTTAGCAAGAACACCTTTATTACCCAAGTAACACCATTTCTGTTCCATAAGTTCCTTAAAATAAGGGGGCTATTAACCCCCTAGTTATTTATGCACCGTATACGATTGTAGCCCACCAAGGGTTAACCGCAACAGAACCAAAAAGTGCATCCATACGGAATACAGATTTAAGTTCCAAGATGTCACCTTGTCCTGAGATTTTCATTGAGTAGCCTGCATCAGCATCTCTTACGTAGCTTTCACTAGTAACACCGATTTTAGGAAGGTCAACAAAAGCAAGAACAAAAGCATCTTTATGATATGCCATGTTAATTGATTGACTTGCACCACGTACACCAGCAAATGTTACAACTGCTGTAGCTTGTGGAAAGCTGTCAACTGTAGCGTATGCGTTAGTTGCAAGAGTCTCAATTGCAGGAGAGAAGCTTATAGTAGCCTCGCCAGTAACAGTAGCAGAAGCCGCAGTAACTACGAAATCCTGTAGATCACCTTTAACTTCTTTGCTTACGTAATCTCTACGATATACGCCAGCAACAGTAAAACGGTCACCAATTACGATAGTATCAGTACTAAGACCGTCGACAACCATCTCACTTACTTTCTCTACTGCAAGAGTAGTTTTAACTGCACCAGCGGCCGCAGAACCATTAGTTACACGTGGTAAGTTAGTTGAGTTGTAGAACATGAACCCGTTAAAAGGAGCAAGCTCACCGTTGTTAAAGTTTTCAGATACTTTCTGAGCGTTATTGAAAAGACCAGATAGTCCAGAGTTAAGAGTGTTCATCGCACTGTTAGTGAGGATGAAGCAACGCTCATTAGGCATAGCATGGTAATCATCAAGTTTTGCTTTAGCATCTCCAACATCTGAGTAAGAAGAAGGATCTGTAGTCTCACCACCACGAGTATAGTTATATACTTGAGGAGCAACATTAGCAAAAGTAGTTGAATCAATTACTGCACTCATTGCTTGTACAGATGAATCGAAACGAGCTTTACCAAAGAATTTAGACGCATTCTCTTCTTTTGTAAGATCCTGTGCTAGTTCTTGAGCGTTAAAGCCGAGTACAATTTTCTTCCAAGTAGCTCTAGGAAGTGCAATTGTACGCTCTTCATCATCTTGTGTACCTGCCGCAGAACGACCATCTGTTACATATTGACGATGTACTTGTTTAATGTTAATAGCATCACCAGCAGCTGCACCATATCCTTCATACGATTTGTCATACTGAGTGTTAAAAGTTTTATAAGTAAGACAAGTAGATTCAAATACAAATTGAGCCTCTTTACTTACAACGTCCATATTAGCTGTAATATTAGCCATTATTTATTCCTTTGTTTTGTTCTGAAAGCGATATATTCCGCTTTACTCATTTTAGAAAGATTAGGCTTTGAACTTACAACAGGTTCACCCTTTGAAACTTTAACGGGTGGTGGAGCATCTGAGAACGTGGGCTTGTCACCAACATTACTTTCAAGTGCTAGTATACTTTTAGCCAGTGAGTAGTGATCTCTTGAACCTTTTAAACTATCTGCCTTAGAAGGATCTAATGCAATAGCCTCAACGATCTGAGCCGCTTTTTCACTGTCCATTATAGCTTGAGCAATAGTAGGGTTACCACCAATAACACGAACGGCCTCATCTTCATAAGCATAGATCTCTTTATTGACCTTTGCATATTCGCTGAGCTTTTGATTATATGTTTGTGTTTTAGTGTTTACGTTTTCCTGTACTACTCGTTGCCTTTCTCTAGCATCTAGTACAGCATTCAACCATTCACCTTCAGTATTAAAGTCCTCTAATTGAGGCATGTTATTACTTGGGGCTTGACGTTGAGGCTGTTGGGCTTGTGGCTTTTCAACCAACCCTCTCAGATACTCGTTTTCCTGTCTTAACCTTTCAGCTTCTTCTCTTTCTCTTTGCTTTCTAATACGGAAACTTTCCCTATTAGCTACTGCCTCTTCTTTTTGAATAGCCTCGGCATCTTGGGCCTCACCTTCCGGTGGTACGTCACCTTCAACAGCTTCTTCAACCTCTATAGGAGCGTCGATTACCTCTGTCTCTAGTTCTTCTGTGTTTTCTGTAGTCAATTAGACCTCGCTGGTGCGGTATTGAGTTATATTATCAATCTTTGCATTTATACCTTGTAACGTCTTGATTATCTCAGCGTTAATTTTGGCTTGTGCATCGATCTCAGCCTCTTTTATGTCCGTCTGGTTAGACATTCTCTCACGTTCCGTCTCGGCCTGTTGCTTAAGGATCTCTTTCTTTAAATCAGTTTCAGATTTAAGCTTGGCGATCTGTTGTTGTGATTGAACTTTTTGCTCTTCACCCATAAGTACTTTCTCATACTCTTCTGTTTGCTGGGTAAGTCCTTCAATTTGTTGTTGAAGTTGAGCATTTTCTGCTTGTAACTGTTTAGCATCTTTCTCTTCTTGATCCTGAATCTCAACAGGAGCTACCTTCATACAGTTTTCGTATAATAGATTAGAATTACTGATATCTACATACTTAACTAGTTCAGGGAATATAACATCATTGTAGCGGTCACCAGCGTAAGGAAGTAACTCTGCTAACTTGGCTGTTGTCTCTTGCTTTAATGAGTTATAAGATGGCCCTACAGTTATATAGGTTTTAAATTTGGCGTTCTTGATGTCGATGTGTTTACCTTTAAACTCACCCTCACCACCACCATGATTTTCTTTATTTATAATAGCGTTCTTAGATTTTCCCGTCTCATCTGCTACACTCACTGACTGCTCAGAGTCATAGTATACAGGTATTGCAGGCTCTAAGTGTTTGCCTAATAGTATATCGGAAAAATGTCTAGACTTAAAGAATATAGATCTATTAGCTAAACCGTTATCTGTTCTTAATTGTAACGCTGAACCAGACACTTCATTACCTTGTAATCCAGCTGCACTATCTGGTAATCCACTAGTACGTTCTTTAGATTCAGTGGTAAATTGAAATAAAGTAGCCCACCCTGCTGGAACTTCACCCTTAGGGGCTTTAATAGGTGGAGAAGCATCAATTGACCCATCAGGAAGCTCTACAGCATCATAGGGTAGGGCTACAGTAGGCCTATTGTTAGCATTAGCCCATGTATTCATGTGGTTTTTAATCTTCTTGTGATTAGTCACCCATGGAGCTATAGTATCAGCACTCATTGCTTCTACATAGTTACTTATAACAAAGTTATTTAAGCGTACAGGGTCTTTAGATTGTCTTATAAGTGAATCAAAGTATACTTCACCCTCTAAAATATAACGAGGTCCGAGCATAGGTATAATAGGGATGTACTCACCACCTATCTCACCCTTATCTAGAATCTCACTATCTGTAAGTAAAAACCATTCAACCTGTTTACGCTCTACGTCTCTATCTGCTAAAATACGTCCAGTTTCTGTAAGCCATGCGAATATATCCTCTTTATCATCATACTCGTATTCACGGAAATAATTAACTAAAGCTTTATGTTCTTCCTTCTCGAAGTCACTTGTAAACATATTGAGAGAACTACCAGTAAACGGATTAACAATACTAATCAAAGTATCATTCACTAGTTTAATGCGCTCATATCTACTTACGCAAATACGACCATCATTATCCTGCCCATTAAGGTCTGGGAAGCCTTTTTTATCTGCCTCTGGCCAGTTCTCTTCAAATGTATCAATATCATAGTATAGATTTTCACCACCCCACATGCAGTCAGAGTGATCTATTTCTTTGGTATTCATTATATCTAGGTAAATGTTGAACTTATTAAAGATAGGCTTAAACACTATCTTTTGCTCAAAGCTTAAGTCATTTCTGTACTCAGTTTCCCATCTATAAGCACCAATGCCAGTAGTAAGCATATCATTCATAGCTAAATCTTTAATAGATTCACCCATAGAGTCGTTATTCATATCATAAATAAGACCCTGAATAGCGTTTACTGTAATATCTGTTGTACTTGGGGAGTCTGCTTTTACATTGATTGTAGAGCGTTTACCATCATAATCTTCAATAGTTCTACGTATTGTAATCTTGGTATCATTGATGATCTCTTGTGGACGGCCGTTTCTTTTGGCTTTATCTTCATCTTTCCACGGATCACCATTGGCTAGTTTTTCATCGTCTCTAGCCTCATCTAAAAAAGCACTAAAGAACTCACCGTAAGCTTTGGCGTTATTCTTTGCTTCATCTATAATTTCTTGAGGTTCCATTGCTAACCAATGAGAATGTATATCTAAAATATACTCTATATTGTGTTAGTTGTCAAATGACTATGTTAATAGATTGTGGAAACAACTTATAAGAGGTTGTAATATAATGAGTTATGCAAGTCCTCGCATGTCAATAAAATGTGAATTCGCCACTTCTAGCCTATCAATGCCAAATTTCCACACAAAACCTTTGTACATTTTGTCTATGCCTTTGCAACATTTTTTTATAGCGCTACTACTAAACCCGCACTTTTCAGCATCAAAAGCCGAGTCCCATACTGCTATAACTTGTCTTTTCTCGTTGTATTGACTTATTTGCTGTTTACGAAAATACTTCTCTTCTACTGAGTGTCTGATATTTTCAAACTGGGTGGCCCATTCTAGATTCTCTAAATTATTGTTTGACTTATCTTCATCTATATGGTTTACAGTGTTTTTACTTTCTGGATTTGGTAAGAACGCTTCAGCCACCAACCTATGAACGAGAAACCTTTTTGTTTTTCCTTTTATGGTTAATCCTACCCCTATATATCCTTTACCATTATCTTGTGTCTTTAATCTCTTATATCCTCTACTAGAGTTTACAATCTCTCCAGTGTTAGATATTAAATAATTTTCATAATCTTTTATGCTTCTAAATTCTTTTTGCATGTTTTCCTTTATAGTGTCATCATTGGCATTGTAAACTCTTCATCATCATTCTTTTCTATCTCGGTTCCATGTGCTCTGAGTCCATTTTCAAAGTATTTAACCACTGAATAACCGCATGCATCACCAGCATTAGGAGAGCGTACCTTCTGTTTATTACCCATACCGTCATCAACATCACGTATAGAAGGGGATTTCTCTATCATCTTACGGCCTGAG